TAGATAGGTACAAGGCTTTACCTGTACTACACCAGAAGATGAAGACAGCCTCGGTTCGTAAGTCTCAAGGCGACGAGGATGTAGCCCCATACTTGCCAGAATCAATTCATAAAGACCCATTGCTTATTCCACTTGAGCGCAAAGCCGCTAAGTTGTACAAGAAAATTGCTACTGACCTTATCAATGACCTAGACAATGCCACTACCTTATTTGGTGGAGGGTTCAACTTGCTTAGCCATTACGGTTACAACGGGTTTAGCGGAAGTAAGGCAAACGAAGTTCGTGGAGCAATCATGTCTAAGGTTCAGTGCCTTAAGATGCTGTGCTCTCACCCAGACTTATTACGTATCAGTCATACAAAGTTTGCGTCCCTTTCAGGCGAAGGCTCGCAGTACGCTTACGACCTTGTAGAAGATGGTCATCTTGATGGCATTACTAAATCCCCTAAACTTGATGTTCTTATTGAGTACGTAAACGATTTTCTAGACCAACGACCAGATAATAAATGTGTTATCTTTGCTACGTATGTAGACATGGTTGACATCATTAAAGAAAAGTTAGGTGCAGAAAGATGCCGCACTTACACTGGAAGAATAGATGCTAAGACAAAAGAGGAGAATAAAATTGCTCTCAATACAGACCCTACCTGCCGTGTCCTTATTAGTAGTGACGCTGGGGGTTATGGCGTGGACCTTCCTGCCGCTAATTTGCTGGTTAACTATGATTTACCTTGGTCGTCTGGTTTATCGACGCAGAGAAACGGCCGTATTAAAAGAGCGTCAAGCACATGGGAAACAATAGTTATTCAAGACATGCTTATTGCTGGGTCTATTGAAGTTCGCCAACATGAAGCCTTACAGCAGAAAGACTCTATTGCTAGTGCTGTTATGGATGGTGTAGGGATAGATGACAAAGGCGAAATTGAATTAAGTCTTGGTTCTTTAAGGTCGTTCATCTTGAAATCTTCTGTCTAAACTCTGGTACAATAGAAGTACATGTTAGGCAAGTTACGACGCCTGACTCCCGCAGTGGCGCTTCTTACAAGCTTGCTTGTATCGCTACCCACAGCCCAGAGTCAGGCAAAAACCCAGATAACATCTTGCAAAGCAAGACAAACTGCTGCTTCACGAGCGGCCAACAGGCTCCCATACGCCTCTCCTAGGTACAACCAAGCTATCGCTCAATACCAAATGACTACTAAGTATGGATGGTGTGAACAGGAATACGTCTGTCTACACACTCTGTGGAACCACGAAAGCGGTTGGCGGGTTAACGCCCACAATCCTTCTGGAGCACATGGAATACCCCAAGCACTCCCTGGAAATAAGATGGGAAAGGGTTGGCAATCTAACCCGCAAGTGCAAATCTTGTGGGGTCTACGATACATAAAACAACGTTACGGAACTCCTTGCCAAGCATGGAGTTTTTGGCAACGGCATCGTTGGTATTAGAAAAGTAACAAGCCCCCGTCTGTTAAAGCAGGCGGGGGTTTTCTTTTGATTATGCTATTATTAATTCAAACATCCTAGGAAGGAAACATTATGGCAATTGATTTTGCATCCCTTGTAGACAAAGACACTAAGCGTGAAATGCTTACGGGAACTATTCAGCAACTGATTTATCAGGGCTACCAGCACGAAATTAATCGAAAGATTGCTGAGTCTTTGGAAAGCCAGGAAGGCGTAGACCTTGCTGATGAGTACCTTGCTCGCACTGAAGCGCAGTTGCTAGTTCATCAGGAAGAACTAGACTCGCTCGGCTAAACTGCTTGCAGTCCCGCTTAGCTCAATGGCAGAGCGCAGAGCTGTTAACTCTGATGTTCCTGGTTCGAGTCCAGGAGTGGGAGCCATGCCTCAGTAGCTCATCTGGTAGAGCATCTGTCTTGTAAACAGAAGGTGACGGGTTCAAGTCCTGTCTGAGGCTCCATTTGTGCTTACACCTGTCAGTACAGAAGGTAAAATAGATGTATGCCTAATGCGCCTAAGACCCCTACTCGTACCATCCGCATTGATGACGAGCTATGGCAGGCTGTCCAAGAGCAGGCTCGACTTGACAGTGTCACTGTCACGAGTATCATTATTGATGGGTTACTCGACTACCTAACTAAAGCACGTCAACGGGATGTGCTAGAGTAATCTCTGACACAAAGGGGAGATGTTCAGATGAACCTCGAAGAACTTACAGCCGTTGTACGTGAAAATGCTCTAATCAAAGAACGCATTGACGAACTTACCGCTATTCAGAATGACCTGAAAAAACAAATTAAAGAAGCCGTAGTTGCCATTGGCGAAGAGAATGACCGTGGGCATGTATTCATTGACATTAATGATGAAGTGACTGGTATTAAAACCGTCATGCACCAGCGTAAAGTGTCAAAGGTTCTTGACATTGACGTAGCGGAAGAACTGCTCAAAGAAAAAGGTATGCACGAGCGTTGCATTAAGATGGTTCCTGTTCTTAACGAAGAAGAAATCATGGCCGCCTACTACGCTGAAGAGCTTACCGAAGAGGACATTGATAAGATGTTCCCAGCCAAAATTTCTTGGGCTTTGGTAATGCCAAAGGGCTAAACATGGAAGACTTTATAGACGATTTGTTCTCAGAGGTAGACATGTACTATCCTGGTAGCAAGCGCAAGCGGAAAGAAAAAAAGGAAGAGCCTGTCAAAGTTCGAGAACTCGAAGACTGGGATGCTCAACCTTACGTAAAGACTTTGCCAAACGGGCGTGACGTAGAATTTTTTACGTTAGGCTCTTTGGCTAAAGCGCTTGGAAGACCTATCATCACTGTTAGGACGTGGACTAACAAAGGTCAGCTTCCTCTACCGCCTTATCGTATGCCTGCCGTAACAGACAGGAACGGTAATCCGTGGGCTGGACGTAGACTTTACTCACGCCCTATGATTGAGGTGGCGGTAGATGTTTTCAAGCGGAATGGACTTCTCCATCTAGACAGGATAGAGTGGTCAACTAACCAGCACATCTCACAAGAGATTGCTGAGGCATGGAGTCAAATCCGTGCAAAAGAAAATAGTAACGAATCGGAAATCGGAGATAAATAGCATGGCTGTTAATCGTGCAGTAACGGAAGAGAAGTTCGAAGTAGTTGTCGAGGATGATTCCTTTGACATTGATGCTCGTCCTTCACAGAGCAAGTCAACAAGCTCAGCAATCACTGCTGGGTGGGATGGTGCAGAAGCACTAACCGTGAACACTTCAAAGTACCCTGAAGAGTTCAAGCAACAGGAGACTCCACAAATCATCAAGATTATTGATGGTGACGGACCTTTTGCTGCCTACAAGGTTCATTTCTTGAGCCAGAAGACCGAGGGTAAGCGTTCATACGTTTGCCTAGACCCACAGTTTGGCAAGGACTGCCCTTTGTGCACCGTCCTTAACCACAAGCCAGAGGTTAAGCGTTCATTCACAATTGTGAACTTCAGCGCCACGCCATTCCAGCGCCAGATTTTGACAGTTACGCCTCGTCTATACAAGACGATTCACGCTGCTCACTTCTCACCGCAGGGACCTCTAGGCAAGCCTTTCTGGGCACTTGGTCGTACAGGTGTTAAGCAGAGCACCATTTACAACTTCACTGCTGTGAAGCCCCGTGACCTTGATGAAGACTGGAACATCAGTGCGGTCGAAGCAGAAGCATTCCTTGCTAATGTTGAGCCGTACACCAGCGATGTAATCCACGAGCACTCATACGCTGATTTGCTCGAGATTGCTAACGACCTTATCTAACACACCATAGACTGCCCCTGCCCGTAGAAACCCCTAGCTACGGGCAGGGGCTTTAGGGGCTTTAATGGACATTATTACTACAGTTGACCAACTGAATGAACTGGTCGCATACTATTTAACACAGGACGCATTTGCCTACGACGTTGAAACCGTAGGTGATTACCGAGGTTCCACGCCTATTAATGAGGTGCTTTGGATTACTCTGGCTACTCATGGCCGATGTGATGTTATCCCTATGGGTCACCCTAATGGTGATTTTGTAGAAGAGATTTTTCCACTAACTGAGGCTGGCGAAAAGCGTATTGAAGCTGGTCTTAAGCCACGTGCTAGCGACTATTCAAAAGATAGTCGCAAAGCCGCCAAGGTATTTACCGCTCCGCCAGAGCAACTCGCACCAGCACAGGTATTCAAAACGCTTGAGCCTTTATTTTTTAACCACGACATACTTACTGTCGGGCACAACTTAGTGTTTGACCTTACTTCTATCGCTAAATACTACAGCGGTAAAGTTCCAG